ACCAGAGTTGTAGACCATGATGATTGTACGGTCGTTTGCCGACAAGAAGGCCTGGTTGGTGGCAGCCGTGAAAGCCATGATGCCAGAGGCGTTTGCAACACCTGTCAGCTTCTTGCGCACGATGACGTCGAGAGATCCGTTTGCCTGGTTGTCCATGTCGCGGAGCGACTTGACATTCGACTGGCTCATGTCGTACAGGAGCGCCTGCTGATTCGGATTAAACAGCTGGAACGGATTGGTGACTGGGTCAGCAGCATTGATACCGTCTGCACCAATCGCCGTTGCAGTGTAACCAGATCCAGTCGTGGACGCCGTGGACTTGACCTCAGACAGGGAGTGGCCTGCCTGCATCGTCACATTGTAGACGTAGTAACGGTACTGGTGGTGGAAGGTCGGAGAGGTACCAACGGTGCCGTGGTACTTCATGTCGTTGATCAAGCAGTAGCCGATCACGGTATTCGATGCATCTCTGAACAGCATGCGGAATGTTCCGACCATGCCTGGATCGACTTGCGAGTTCGGATACGCTGGCGCAGGAGCACCAGAAGTATCAGCAGGCTGCAGAACGATGTAGGTTCGCTCTGGGAAATTCAGAATGCCCGAAGCAATTTTCTTCGTGGAACGCGCCTTCGGAACCTGAACCGGCGTGTTGGTCTTGATCTCAACTCTGTATCCGTTGACATAAGCGACAGAAGGTGAGACCATGCACACAACCTTATCTGTCGAACCGTCAAAGGCAAAGCCTTGTGCATCGGTTTCGGAGTTCTTGGCGGACTCGAAGAACTTGATCTTGAAAGGAGCCAGCGTGTAGTTGCCGTTCGTTTCATAGTCGCGCTGAGCGATCTCATCCATGATGGATGCGTACTGCGATTCAGATGCTTGATACTCGATCCCTCCCAGAGAATTGACACGGGCGAGAACGATGAAATCATCACCATCGTCGTCATTGTAGCCGCGCTTGTTGAGAACCAGAGAAGCCTTGTAACGATCAGCACCTGGAGCCGTGGAGTTTGGGTATCCGAGAGACGGGTCGAGCAACGACTGGTCTTCTTCGAATGTAATCACTTCCTGCTGGAAATCGAGACCGATCTTGCAGGCCGGAATTGGAATCGTGCCGTCAGGCAAGGTCGTGTTGTCGATCACAACAGAGGAATCGTCTACAACCTGACGAGAGGTTGTGTTCGTTCCAACCGTTGTTGTGACAGTCGACAGCGATGCTCGCGGAGAGATCTTCTTGAGCGAATACTTCTGGACGATCAGCTTCTGGCGTGGGCAGGAGACGAAGTAGCCGTCATAGTAGAAGACGCCCTCGTCAACCGTGAAGATCTGGCCGATGCCTGTTGGTGGCGGCTCGGCAACAGCTTCAGAGCCGGACTGCGAGCAACCTGGGCAACGAACCGTGACAGTGTAAACCGTCTGGTTGTTCGAGTCGATGACCTGAACGTTTTCGCCAGGAAGGAAGACCTTCTGCTTGCCATCGATACCGACGCCCGTATAGACCACGAACATAGTCGGAGGATCGTCAACTGTTGCATTGACACCCATGACATAGACGGCGGTGACGCCAGAGACAGAGCCCAGCAGCTGTGTGCCTTCAGCAAACTGCTCAACATTCGCCAGCGGACCAGTCGCTGGAGGCGGGCCGATGTAAGCATTTGGCTTCAGGCGAACATACGCCGTTCCCGTCATGACCGACTGGCCACCGGAAACGATCGAGCCGTTCTTGAAAATGTTGTTCGCAAACTGCTCCAGCTGATTCTGCCAGATGCTCTGCATCGTGTTCAGCTCTCGAGCCTGAACAGGCAGTCCAGCCTGGAAGAGTACCTTCAGGTAGTTCTTCGCTGGATCGAAATCATCGAAGTATGGCGCACGGTTGAAATTGAGCTGTGGCATTCTATTCTCAGAAGGTGATTGCGATCTTCAGACGCTCTTCGGCATCTGTAGTGTGATGAATTTCAGTGATGTTGTCGAGGTAAAGCACGTGGCCCGACGTTGGTTCGTATTTATCCAGGCCTGCGGTGCCGTAATTGGAAGAAGCGGGACCCACGAACGCAATCGCATTGTCGGTTGATCCCGTCTTTGCACCAACATCAGAAATCAGAGCGACCTGATGGTAGCGGAAGTCTGGGAGGATGTATCCTGTCAGCGTATTCGATACGTCATACGAAAGCAGGATAGCATTGGCACCCAATTCCAGCGCCATGTTTGCGCCGTGGCCCTGAACAGGAGCCATGATGGCCTTGGCTGTCCAAACGACCTTGACACCAGAGTAGCCAACTGGATACGGAACCACAACAACGACCGCCCAAGTGTAGTTAGAACCGCCATTCGCGATAGACAGAGTCAGGTGGTTGGAACCGTCAAGTGCTCCAGTGATAGAAGCGCCTGTGCCGTCACCGAGCACGAAGATTTCAACGCCATTGGCGAAGACCTTTGTTGGATCGACTGTCGCGACAGCAGTGATTGCTCCACCCGCGATTGTTGCCGCCTGGTACAGGATCGTGGCTCCTGAAGTAGCTGGCGAAGCGATCAGGTAGGTGTTTGTGCCGTAACCGGCACCGGCTGCAGATGCATACGCGCGCGTGAGATTGTTACCAGTCCAAGATACAGCTGCTGCAGAAGACAGGACTGGCGATACAACCGCTCCGGTCTTATCGAAGGATGCAATCGTCAGGTCCGGAGACGTCAGTGGAGCTGTGATTGTGTTTGGAGACGTAACGTGAGAAGCAATTGTTGATGTCGCATACGTCGAGATGGAACCTGTTGCAGCGTGCTGCTGGACGTTCCACTGGTCAGGATTTGCGCCCTGAGTTGGTGAAGTCGTGACAGGAACGTATCCTGGGAGCGTGCCAGGCGAGATACCGAACGTTGTGTTGTCTGGACCAACAGAGCCCATGAACTTCCAGACGTATCCGTCACCAGTTACAGTGTAATCGTTCGTCTTTCCTGATGGCTGCACTGTCGAAGCTGCGCCATTCTTGTTGTCGATGACCTTGTAGATGTCGCCGCTAGCGGTCGTGATGTAGTAGCCGGTTCCAGACTGCGGAACCTCGCCCAATCCATCATACTGCAAGTAGACTGTGCCGGTCGTCCAGTCATTACGCTGGAGACCCAGACGTGCATTCGACGAAGACATACGTAGCAAGGTGAACGCTTCGTTCTTGACTTGCTGGATCGTGGATTCGATGTCAGGCGTCTCGGTTGGCGGAGTCGTTGGATTCGGCCAATTGGCGACACCAGAGAGCGCAACATACAGGTTGTAATTGACTCCGGTGCCTGGCTTGGCAGGGCCGACGTAGATCCAGGTAACCGTGTTGTCGATATTGGAGCCAGTAGACGTCGGGCCAAGAGAACCTGACTGACCCGTCCTAGAGTTCACATAGACATTGCCAAAGTTCGTGACTTGGTCACCAACGAAGTAGTTCGTATTCGCCTGCCAGGCCTGTGGGTTCTGAGTCTGCAGATCCGAGATCATCGACTGAACCACATACGACTTGAGTTTTACGCTGATTGCCGCCATCTGTTAGTCCTGGAATGTGATAGAGTCGCCCGACTGCGTCACGATTGTGAATAGGTGATGAGTGAAAGACTGACCCAAGATGTTTCCTGCTTCAGAGATAGACTCGATGACAACGTCACGAGCAGTTTCTGTAAGGCCTGCTTGTCCAGAAATGATTGGCTGTGTAGCCACGGAAGCTGGACCTGCTGCAAGATGAAGATCGGCAACACCTTCTCGGCTAGAAACGGTGAATCTCAGATAGCCAACTGGGTGGAGCAAATCATCAACAGCATCCAGATACAGATCAGGATCTTCTTGTGTTTCAATCTCGTAGGAGAACTGTTGGTATTTATTGGAGTCGATGAGGGTGGCATTGATTCCCAAGAATCCCGCTTGGTTGGTCCACGCCTTGGTGCTGAAACGCGTCTGGGTCCCGAAGGAGAAGGTAGCTCCAGATCCGAACTCAGATTCAACAGTTACGTTGATTGTTGGGATGTTGGTTCCCAGGATCAGGTAAGGCTGATCCGCCGAGACCTTCTTCAGTCGACCGATCGTATTTGTGAAGCCTAGAATGAATGCTCTTGAGTGATCCGTCTTCAGATACGCAATCGCCCGTTCACCATTCTGTGCTGTCAGGTTGGTCAGTAGGTTGTAGGAAAGAATCAGCTGAGTAACCTTCGCACGCTGGCCATCCCACCACCATTGAGGTCCGAACGTTCCGCCCGGATTGGCTGGAGGCAGCTTCGTGAGGGTGACCTTGCCCATGGTCTGGCCCCACTTGAATGGCTTGACGCTTGTTCCAGCTGTTCCGAAGCCAAGGACTGCTGATGGCCGTGGCTTCGGTGGCGCCGGCGGATCGACGATGTAGATCGTCGGCATCACATCATAGCCATACCCTGGGTCGAATACTTCTACATCAGCGATACCACCATCTGGGGTGATCGCCGTGACATAAGCAGAAAAGCCTCTGCCATGGATGTTGTTTGCAGGACGCGCCCTGATGATGTTTCCAACTGAGTATCCGACGCCGCCGTTTACGATCTGGATATCTTCAACCGAACCAGTGGCAACACTTTCAATCTGCATCGATCCTTCATACACGCCTACACCAGACATGCGGAAGAATTCGCCTGGCTGATACAGCTTACCTGGCGTGTCGATATTCGGGACCACGACATTCAAGATGAACTTGGTGAATGAATGATCGCCAACTGTGACAGTGATCTGGTCGTTGCCAACGAACTCGCCAACCGGCTTGGCGATCTGCAAACGCAGGACTTCACCTTCTGTGTAATGTTGGATCTTGGCGTCTTCCACGAATGCTGTCATCTTGGAGACAGAACCGTGAGCCGTGCCACCGTCAGTTGCAGCATTCTGTAGGATGTAGAGGAGATCGACATCCGTTAGATCTACGTCGTCCAAGGTCAAATAGATGTAGTTGACTTCACCGTAATTGGCGTTGGACAGCACCAGCATCTTGTCACGCGGATACGTGATAGTGATTGACTGGTCGCCAAACATCAACTTGAAGAGATACTGGAACGACTGAACCGAGCCACGAGACAGGTAGAAGTCCCGCAGGCTGTTCAAGAGCATCGACTTCGGAATTGCGAGCTGACGCTTCAGGATGAAGCCAGCATCACGCAAGATAGCATTCAAGTATGCATCGTTGTCGTTCTCTGGCTTGACGTTGTAGTCGTCAGCATCCAGGTTCCTGCCCCACTCTGTCAGGATTGACAAGAAGTTCGGAGACGCGCCAGGAAGGGCCTCTGGATCATGCGCCGGATTGTACTCCAACCAGTTGAAGTAGTCTTCCACAAACTGAGCGAACACAGGGTACTGTTCCCGAATATAGTTCGGGAGTCTCGCTGTGATTACTGGTACGACTGACTCTCGTGTCATTGTGCGGTCAAGGTGCAGGTTGTGCTTGCGATTCGGACGATGTTGTTGAGCGAAGTCTTGATGTCAGGATTCAGCGGCTTCGCATAGATTGTGATGACACCCGAGTTTCCGTTGTAGTTTTGGATCGTGGAGAACAGCGGGAGCACAAATCGGATGATGCCCTGATCATAATCCACTGAGCCAATCGCCTGCAAGGTTGGCGATGCCCCATTGGCATCCCTCAGCCAGAGCGCTCCCAATCCGTCGTCTTTCATCTGATACGGGCCATTGAGACCATACAGGATCGGAGACGTCGTGTAGATCGTTCCTGGAACCAACGGATTCGAGAAGGTGATGACATTCGTGCCAGTAGACTGATACAAGACAGTGAAGTTCTTGTGCATGTTCTTGACAGAGAACAGCGTGACAATCGATGGCTCATCATCCATCAGGTAGTTGAGCATGTTGACGTCGGACAGGATAGTTCCGAAGTGGTTCATGACATCAGTGTTGTATGTATCCAGATCCGCCAAGAGGCGTCCCTGGATGATCGAGAGTGTGTCGTTGGTCAAAAGCGTATTCACCTCACCAACCAAGCTGACGTCGACATCGATGAACTCTGGATCCATGAAGAGCAGATCCGTTCCGACGACGCCGAACTTGCCCGAGATCGCATCAGAGATCTGCTGCTTCGCGGTTGCCGTCAGGGCGTCAGAGAACTTTGGCTTGATGGAGAGGAAGACTTTTCCATACTGACGAACAGAATTCTTCTCGCCGCCCCAAACGCTCAAGCTATCGATGTTCCTGAACTTCTCGAGAATGATCGACTGGTAGTCTGATTCTGTCACGATTCGGTTCTGACGCTTCCAAGCGTGTGGAATCGTGAACCTCAGCGACTCGGTGTCCTCGACGTCCATGCCGCCGTATGACGCGGTCGGGACAGCGGGATTGTAGGTGTTGTCCGGAAGGGCGACAGCCGTGACGATCGCGCCAAGCGGCAGAGTGGTTCCCTGAGGGAGCTGGTTGAACTTGAAGTTCTGCGCACCGTTGCCAGACGCTCCGTTGGTGCTGACGTACTTGCAGGTGATGACAGACGTGTTCTGAGGCTGGACGCCGAAGATGTTCTGTCCGAAGAAGATTTGGTAGTTCTGGTCATAGTTGGTCGTCAGGTAGTAAACGAACGAATCCTTGTCTACTTCGAAGATGTCAGCCACAGTCTTGTAGACGTCAGTCAATCCACCGAGTGTCACCGAAACCTTGAGCGTGTCGGTGTCAATGTTCAGGTCTGGGATGATGAATTTCTGATTATCGGTGCTGTTGTTGACCTGGAACTTGTAGGTTGTGTACGCACCTTCGTATACAGTGATTGGCGCGCCTGTGTAGATGTAGACTGGATTGTTCTGGGCATCAAATCCAGATGACTTCTGGTCCAGAGTAGCGTCTTCAATCAGGTTGAATACGCGCTGGTCAGCCTTTGAGTTCGTGGACTTGAGAGAAGATCCAGCAGGGACTACAATGTTCTGGGAGGTTGGATCGTTGGCAACTGGAACAGATACAGATAGTGTGATCTGATTCTGTGAACACTTCTTCGATCCTGGCGTGTATCCTGTGCGCTTTGCGTGCGAGAGCAATGCTGGGCGCGTGTGCGCGGAGTCGGTGAATGACTCATCCATCAGCATCTTGGTGTAGAATCCCTGCATGTGCGTGTTGTACGCCAACAGGTTGACCAGCTGCGAGATACCTGCACCATTGAAGTTGAAATCCTTGTAAGCAGGATTCCCCTTCATGTACTTGATGAAGTTAGCTCGGATCTCGTCGAAGTTCAGGCCCGCGACTGGGAAGTTGTTTACTGATGACATCAGCGTACTCTCGATACGTAGAATGTGAATGTCTCAATCTGAGCCGTGGCCCTAACCAGGATTCGGACTGTGACATTGAAACCGATGCCGCCTGTGCCTACTGTTGTGTCGACACTTTGCAAGACAGTTCTTGGTTCGTATTTGGCGATGAGGAATTCGATTCGCGTATTAAGTGCGGCAGCAGTGAGCTCTGTAGCAGGCTCAAACAACATCTTCTTGATGCTGGAGCCCGCTCCGAAGTCGAATGGGATATCAAATGCATCCATGTTCACGAGATTGACAACAGAGCGCCGGACCGCCGCCACGTTGGTCAGCGGAGTCAGATCTCCAGTCAACGGATTCGGGGTGAACGACAAGTCCAGATCCGAATACGCGACAATCTCAGTTGATAGAAGCTTGACCGACATTACCCACCTGCTGAAACGTTTGTTGATCCCGTCATGACAACTGAACCACATTCACCTGGAACACCTACCAGGTCCCCGATCCTGCCGCATGGGAGGCCATTCACGAATACTGTAGTCGAGCCTTTCGCGAGGACTGCTCCATGACACGATGGCCCGCAGCAATGGATCGCCCAAGCATCAGTCAATCGGTGCACCGGCCTTCCATTCACGAATACAGTAGGCGATCCCTGGATGTTTGGGCGCGGCGGATAACAACCATGCCCGGTACAGAGATCGGCTAGACGTGCTACGGATGGCATACAGTTCTCCTGGTCCTGTATTTAACCGACGTTACAAGCAGGAGGCCATGCTGCACAAGCCTTTGCTGCTGTCATGTTTTTGATCATCGACGGAAAACAATCCGTCTTCACCACCTTAACCTGCTTCGTTGGAGTCAGATACGTCTTGTCAGGCTCGGGAACAGGACATGGATCACAAAGTGATTCAGGAAGTGTTGGAAGCTCAATCATGGCGCGAGAACTCTAGTTCGAATGGCGGAATGGTTTCACCTGAGTAGACATCACTGAACAGCGGATTGGCTTGGTTCTCCTGGAACTGCCACTGGAACAACTGTGTGTCGATGTCTGTCGGATTCCTGCCGTTGGTGAGACGAGTAGAAGCAATCTGCAGGAAGTTCTTGTACGTGGTGGCAATGAACAACTCTTGCTCGGTTAGCTCTGTGGATGGTGCCAACGAATTCTGTTCCAGCAATTTGTTGAAGATCGTGGAGCCTTTCAGGTCGTTGATGAACTTCTGGATCTCCGGGCAGCTCTTGCTGAAATCTGTCTCGTTATTCACGGCGTACCATTGCGTGAATTGAGATGGCGGCAATGCACGCAACGGCTCAGGGATCTCAATCAGAGTCACCATTGACGTCTCTGGAGGAGAGTCACAAGGTACACAGATTTGCTGTAGCGCCACCGGATCCTTCTTGGCTTCAGGCTCGGGGCAGTCCTCGCAAAGTGGCTCCAAGACTGGCGGCGGAATCTCTTCAGCTACTTCGGTCTCATGGTCGAAAGGCGCCTGGGCAATGAAGTTGTCTCGGTCAAAGTCCCAGTTGTTGTAGACCCTGATGCAGAACCAATCTTCGATGAACACCTCAGGATTCGCAGCCAGAGACAACTTGACCTTGAATCTCCACTGACGGCCCAACGGATACGAGATACCTGATCGCTCATAGAACCAGTTGAACGAAGGCGAGTAGGTGTACCCAAATTGATCTGGTGGCATACAGTCAAGGTTCGGGAGCTGTCCTCGCAGAGTTCCCAATTCATCCAAATAGACGCCAGGCGGAACTTCTCCAGCTGTGACTTCGTAGAACATCACCTGGCTGCAGACTCTTGGGGGCGAAGGAATCGTGAGATCTGCTTTCACCTTCTCGCCAACCTTGAACACCGGGAACAGAATAGCGGAAGACGGGACACTGATGAACGATCCGATGATGTTACCTGTGTACGACGCTGTGTTATTTCCGTGGAAGCAGAAGATGTACGTGCCTGATTGGAAGTCCTTCTGGAACGTGGTGCTTGCCGTTGTCAGGTTGATTGACGCGTATGAACTGACAGTGCTTCCAACGACCTGATAGATCGTGAGAGAAACGTTGAATGAACCAGGGATAGATGACGACAAGGTCACCGTGAATGTAACTGTCTGTTGAACCTGCATACGCGCCAACAGCAGCTGATTCGCCGAAGGTGTGACCACGATTGGCGTGTTGGTGTTTGGATTGATGACGGTCAGCGAATCGATGCCGGGACCTGCCATCACATCTGCAATGGTTTGAAGACATGTTGCCATGAATTACTCGCAGTGGCTCAAGATGAAGTGTTGGAACGGATCAAGCTCTCTTGGTGTAGCTGGAGGCGCGTTAGCGTAATCTGGATCACCGTCTGGAGTCTGTGGAACGTATCGGTTCTCCAAGCAGCCATGCTCGTCGAAGAAGACGTCGTAATTCGTGTGCATTGCCGTGACGATTGCCCTTGCGCCGTCCTGGGCATTCGCAGCCAGATCCTGCATTCTGGCAGTGGCTCTTTCACCCGTACGGAAGATCGGCTGCATGGATGGGTCGTTCCACAACTCACACTTGACACGTTCGCCAGTCCACATGCGCACGATCCAAGGCGGATCAGGTGTCAGTTCAGCCTTCGCCACTTCGCCTGTTGGGCAAACTGGATGACCCAGAGATGGAACGACCAAGAATCCGTTCCTTGCCACGAACGCACTCTCGCCCGTCTTCATCCACCACGATTCGCATGGATCGCCATACGGGGATGACAATTCAATGAACACGAAGTCTGGGTCTGGGATGATGTTACCGAAGCACAGCGGAACCTTGATGTCGGCTTCCAACTGGCATTGCATCGCCTGACCCATCAGGGCCTTGATTGGTGTGAACGCTGGATTGCCAGCTGCCCAATTCAAGATCCAGGCAGACTGCTCGTGGTGCATGCGCTCGCCAGATCGGAACTCGATATCGTAGAATCGAGCGCGCGTGCTCAGCTGTGCCGTGGCGTACTGATTGCATCCGACGTTGTGATAGATGCCTGGGTAGTCATTCTCGTATGTGTCGATGATGACCCAGTTGCCCTGCTGGTTGTAGACATCATCCCACCAGGTGTAGAATGCGTCTGGTCCGTTGCGATCGTATCCGAGATCGATCCAACGGGTCTGACCCTTCATGGCTGCCCAGAATTCTTCGCCTGATTTCGCAATGGCGGTCATGTGCGCCGTTGGATGCACAGTCAGATCGCCAATCGCCTTCTCGCCAGTCACGAAAGTAACAACCGGGTTGGCCGCCGGCCTCGTGTTCAGGGTCGTGCTGATGATGCATTCGCCGGTGCGCATACCCAGCGGATGAATGATCGTGAATCCCTGATTCAGTTCAACCAGCGCTACTTCGCCAGTCTTCATCCTGACGGTGGTTGGTCCGGTGACTGTCAGATCACATGCAGTCTTTTCGCCCGTGCGTCCTGACGGAACTGGCTGGACAAACGAGGCAAGCGCATTGATGATCTTTTCGCCCGTAGGCATCACATTGGTGACGAACAGGATCAGCGGATGGATTTCAATCTCGCCTGATGCCTTCTCACCTGTGGTTCCAGCCGACGGCAGGTTGAATGCTGCGTTGATTGTTCCGACTGCGCCACGCTCACCTGTCGGAACAGGAATGATGCCTAGGTTAGCAGCTTGTCCTGGAGTCAGGGTACATGCAGTCTTCTGACCATCACGAGCAGAAGGAACAACAGCGTATGCAGCGGAGATTGTGGCGTGGCCCAACTCTCCGTGCCACATGGTGATGTTGCCCAGCAACTGGGCGATGGAGATCGTTGTGACTTGCGCCAATTCGCCAGCATGGAAGATGACCTTCCAGTCGAGCAACAGATCAAAACTTCCTACCTCGCCTGTCCGACAGACCAGCGTTCCAAGAGACGACGCAGTTGTCGTCAGATCAGTTACAACTAACTCACCAGTGACAGATCGTGCAGTGGTGAACGTCGGGTGCGCAGAGAAGTCGAAGACGACGTCGTAGCCCGGCTGTGGGTATCCTGCCGTCGGAATCGAAAAATCGAATACGACGTCATACCCAGGCGGGAGCCCTTCGTAGTTTGGATCGACTTGAGTCATGGTCAAAGAGGTAGGAGATACCTCGTATTAATGGACCTGACTCGAGGTGAGATTAGACCCAGTAGGAGAAGCCAGACGGAATTGTGTATGCCGCTGATTGGAGAACACGCATGGTGTAAGATGGCGACGTCTCGTTTGCATATTGGATGTGGCCCGCCACTTGGAACACTCCCGAAGCCAAGAACGATCCGTTGATAATGGCGGAAGGCGTTGTATTGGCGGCTGGATCACCGCCACCACCCCAGGCCCCTCCATTACGACGGAGCCAGACCCTCAGCTGGCTGTTCACAGAATCCCACTTCATCGCCACACCGAGATTGTCGCCAGTTGTACCCCAGCTGGCTGGATAAGTTCCTGAGATTACGCTGCTATTGGCGTAAAATTGAGGGGTTGGGTAGTAGAATGCCAATCCATGTGTATCTTGACCCAACCAGCTGGTGAATGCTGCATTTGAAGGATCCACGATTCCAATAGCGACACCGCTGCCTGTGGCCGTGCCAGTGACCACGATTTCGAAGTAGTGCATGATGTTTTCAAGCTGAACACCGCTTCCAGCATAGACCGTTGCCATGTTATTGATACTGGTTGTCCAGATAGCATACGACCCAATGCTGTTTGTTAGGAGATTCCAGTTACTTGCAGCAGGCCCTTGTGCTACAGTCCAAATCAAACCTGATACCGGAGCCTGAGTTGCCAGTGATCCGATAGGTGTGACGTTTCCACCGAATGGAGTACTGATCAGCGGATACGGCACTGCAGGAGTGAATCCTGCCACTGGGAACCTGGCAAATCCCTGGGTAATCAAGACCTGGTCGATCCAGCCTGTTGTTCTCGTCGTGGAAACGTCACCAATAGACGTCATGATGCTGACCAACGGATTGGATGTCCCGTCTGCTAGAGCGATGGCTGCTGGGAGTACAACACTGCTGGAAGCTACGCCATTCACGAATGTGTAGATCGTGTCATCCTTCCTCTCGATAGCAAAGTGGTTCCACTGATTCAAGGGAACTGTAGAACCGCTGGCTGTGTAGAGTACCAGATCAGAGCCATGGCAGCTGAAAACAAAGGCGCCAGTCGAGGTGATGTAGCAGCGCCAACCTGGTGTTCCGGTTTCAAGAGATTGGGCCACCAGGTAGTATGTGTTGCCAGACGTAGGATACGCTGTGATGTATGCCCAGAATTCCATTGAGAACGGTCGGTTGGCGAAGTTTGTGCCGTAGGACATCACCTGCCAACTCTGAGTAGTTCCAGGATACTGGATCGAATTATTTCGAATAGTGGAGCCATTCACGAAGCAACCATTCTGGTTGGTTCCGGCTGTGGCCGTATTCATGCCCGAGTACTTCTTGCCCGGAAGCGCTTGCACATTGGAGATCGTGAAGCCGTTATTCACGCCCCATGAGTACAAACATGAACGATCAAATACCCAACCTGGTGTCTGGGTGACTCCCGGGAATGCAGGATTGTTCCCGATCAGATCAAAATCCAGCCACAGCGAAACTCCGCCTGACGGCCAGGTGACGTTGAAGCCATCCTTCATTGGTACTGGTTCAAGTGTAGCTGTAGGCATATCAGTAGATCAATGGGTTAAAGACGGTTGAGTCGGGAGTGAAGTTAGCAGTGTAGCGAGCCCATCCACCAAAGAAAAGTACCTGGTCCATGTATCCCTGGAAGCGCGTCTGAGATGTATCAGCCTGTGAAGCGCCCAAGGTGATTTGCGTATTGGCGTCTGAGTTGTAGACATTTCCGATGTTGGCTGTCGTCATCGTTCCGTCGATGGCAACCATGAGGTTGTTTCCGTTGCGTGCTCCGTACAGATGAACCCACTGGTTCAATGTAACTGTACCCGAGCTGGTGACAGTAACGTTCGTGGTGTTATTCAGCCACAGGTTGTGGGACAGGTTGCCAGTTGAATTGATTGCCGCGGCCCAGTCTCTCGTTCCTGTATTGATGTCCTTGTTGAGCAAGAAGTAGAAGTTTCCTGACGTCGGATAGGCTGTCAGGAAGACCCACATCTCAAACGAGAATGGCTGGTTGGCCAACGTGACCAACTGCTGGTTGAGGGGAGTCATTTCATACGTCTTGGAGAACCAAGAACCAGCAGAAGCATCAGACCAGTATCCACACTGGGATCCAAACTTGGATTTCGTGTTCGTGATGATCTTCGTGGTACTAGAGTTCTTCCAGCCCATCTTGAATGCCTTGTCCACCACGTAGGTTGAACCAGAGGTGGAAAGGCCTGCCGCTCCTGTATTCTCGAAGTCAAGGAAGATGGCCAGGTTCTTCCACCAGTTCAATACTTCGCCTGATTGTGCTCGGGCTACTCCAAGAGTCTTTCCTGGGATAGTTGGGTTCTTGATCTCAAAATCAACCAAGGCAGGTGTGGTATACGCGGAAACACCTGACACCTTGAGCGTGAACTTGTAGTCCAACACGTTCACTACTGGGAGATCCGCTGTTGGCGGAGTAAACGTTCCTGTGTATCGGACAGCCTTGGTTAGACGCACACCCTTTGCATACCCGTAGAATGGAACACCAATCGCAGAATTTCCGAACAAACGGAAGTCTGTTCCAGACAATGAAACCGCTGAAGCACCAGTTATCGTATTGACACCATTGATATACAGAATCCAGTTGTTCGTTTGTGTGTGGTCACGCACGAGGGCAATGTGGTAATCGGTGTCTTCAGTGATAGTAGTACCTGTCGCCAAAACGTTACCAGACGCCCACAGGAGGATCTGATTGGAGTTGTAGTACAGGCCCACGCCTGTTGCACCGAAGATAAATCGGGCACCCGTTCCGCCTGATTTGAAATTGAAGTGCCCCTCAAATGTGAAATCCGAAGTTCCCAATGTCCAGTCAGAACTAGAAGCCATCTCCAAGTACGAGCTACCATCCAGGTACAACGAAGTCGTGCCATATGCTGGCGCTACATTCGAAAGTACAGGCGACCCCGTCTTGGTGTAAGAATGACCTTTGACTTCAACAGGAGATGATGTTCCGTTCGATTCGTTGAATTGGAACAACATTTTGACATTGCTGAAGAAGGGGTCGGCGGAGGGGATCGTGCCAAGAAGCTGCAATTGGCGTCCGGATTGTGCCAGAGTAGTTCCTGATGGGATAGATCCAGAAACCACAGATACTGTGAATGGAGTTGTAGGTGTGTTGCCTGCAAAGCCACCAGAGAAGATAACAGTCGAATCAATTGTTCCCGTGGACAGGTTCTGCGTGAACTCACCTGTGACCCCGATGGCGTACGGAATCGTTTTGATCTGAGACCAGATCAGTGCGTCGGCATCAATTGAACCTGGTGGGAAGCAACGAGCACTGTAACGGACAAGCGGATTCAGTCCATGGAACACAAACGAACCGTCTGCCTTCGTGATGACAGGTGGCGTTCTGACCTGGACCGTATCTGGCGCTTCCAGGAAGACCCTGGCTCCCACAACAGGCGATCCATCCTTGAGCACGACGCCTTGCACGAATGCGTTGTATGAAGCGTCAGGTGTCTGTGTGGTGGAGAATCCGAGTCGCGACTTGTCGAATGGGATACTGTTGTTCACCAAGATGTCTTCGGCGAAGTTCATGGTCAGAAGACTCTGAACGGGAACAGCAACCGGAAGCACTTTTCTCGAAAGCATGTCTGCTTTGATGGTGACAGTGCCTGTCCACGGATACGGCAATCCAGCCGGAGCGGCGTACGCTGGAAGAGACTTGGCCACGTAGATCGGATGACGAGACAATCCAGTAGCGGACTCAGTCAACAATGAAGGATTGGTGATTATTGTGCCAGTTGGAAGACCTGCAGAGTTTGTTTTCTGCCTCGTTTCGGTAGAGACTGTTCCAGTAGCTCCAGGTTCGGTCCATGTCGGGGAATCGTCGCCGTATGAAGTCGTGCCGTTTGGCGCCTCCATGTTGGCAAGGATCACAACATTCGATGCGTACGGATCGCCGACCAAGGTAAAAGCAGCAGCCGGCGGGGTGAATCCATTCGCCGTATCTGTGTATCGAGCGATGTTCTTGGTGATCCTGAGGCTATCGACGTAATTGGTTGTGCCTGTAGTACTACCTGCCAAGTAAATTGCTGTTGGAACGATCATGCCAGTGGTGTATGCCGTGGCGATGGTTCCTCCCCACACTCCTCCAACCCAAATGGACAATGCACCATCGTTCGCCACGATAGCGATATGATTCCATGTTCCAGCTGTTGGAACCACAGTACTATCAACCTGGGCGGAACCGGAAGTAAGATTCTGCCTCAAGGTGAATACAGCAGTTGTACGGGCGCCGAGGGCGATTGAGTTATTCAGCGTGCCGCCGTTGAAGTTGGTTTCAGGCCCACCAAAGGTCATGAGCAGGTTGTTAGACACCGGAAAGGTCGTCATGTACAACCAGAACTCGATGGTGAACCTGTCACACATCATGTCATATCCCGTGTTGGGATTGACAGCGAGAGCTGAAACGTTAACGTTGGCTAGCTGCAGAGAAGAGTTTCCAAACATCTTCTGCGCAGTCGAGATTTGGCAGCCTGTAGGGAGTGCCCAGGTGTAGGACATTATCTACCCCAGGAGTCGAGTCGAATGAATACTCTCAGATCATCACCACGTCCGCCTGTTCCGAAGGTACTCAGGGAATTGACCTCTGTGTTAGGAACAGTAGCAGAGAGACCTGCGGTGGTGTAGTGCCAGAACTGCATCGGGATATTGTTGACACTGATGATGATATCGGCTGCCACAGCTGGGTAATTGAACAGGTTGGTGGATGGGACATAGAGGCCCGGGAAGGTGCCACGGATAGCGCCATTTTGTTCGTACAAGAACAGATTCGAAAGGGTCACCGTCTTGTTGAATGCGTCAACACCCAGTGTATTGATCGTTGCTGTCTGTAGGAACAATCCGTCAGTCGATTCTGTACCCAGGTTGATTGGGTTGAAGTTCTGAGAAATCTGCCTGGATGCCCAGAGTCCAGCATTGACACCGCCGAAATTGTTCATGGAGATGAACGGATCGGCGTAAAATCCTGTGGTGTTAGAGACACCAGCAAGCTGTGTCGTGTCGTTGAAGGCAAACTTTCCGTATGTTGCTGTTGCCGAAGTTGCAGTAACATCCCAATTCGAATAGATGATGCAGGACGAATCATTCTGAATCTGGTTAGCCAGATCCCCAAAGAAGTAGATTGCCTTGCCACCCAAGTAGGCGCCACCTGGCATCAACAGGAGAGGTTCAAACTTGACGTAGAGTCCACGGTCGTCTGCTACCAGGCCCCATTTGATATTCGAATTGTAATTCAAGACAACGCTTGGATCGACACCGACTGAAGAAGTGCGCCCGCCCATGAAGCACCAATACGAATTGTTATTCGTGGACGGGAATACATTGACTGGTGTGGAGCCACTCATGTTCTCGGCGCCCCGCACATCGAATGCGAAGACGCCTGTCGTCCAAGCCGCTGTGGATGTAACCACCTTCGGCTGACTGATGATCAGGTACTTCTGGGAAGTAGAAGTTGTGCCGCCTGGCCCCTGTTGCAAGACCAGGGTGCAGTTGACAGGGTCGAACGAATAGATAGACCAGCCAGCACCAGGCTTCCCGATGTATCCGGTCACCAAACAGCAGATCAACATGTTGAGAACGCTGAGTGGATTGTTTCCGATTACTTGCGGGGCGCCTGGGTCAAGAGAAGAGTAGGCGATAGGTGTTGACATTACGGTCCTGCGGCCCAATCACCAAGTTGGACGATGACGTTATACGAGTTCAGATCCGTCGCATAACGCGCGTTTCTGAGTGAAATCAGGTTCTGTCCGCTGAACGCTCCTGTTCCAGCGAAGGTCACCATGTCAGACAATGGCCGCGTGTGATTTGGGATCCATAGACCAGGGAGAGTTCCACGGACCAAGTAACCCGACGTCGGTTCATGAATGTAGCATTTCGAGACAAAGAGTGAGCCTGTTGCCTTCTCCGGGTAATCCAAATTGCCGTTCCCGAATTCGTCAGAACACTTGTAGTAATCTGAGTGCAATCCAACGTTGACAGGAGAACCAACACCGATGTACGGACGCGCAATCCACAGATTGTTGTAGGAACCCAACATGTTTCCAGGGTTGGTGCCTGGTGTGGCAGCAGCGCCAGCTCCATTGAATGGGTGATAATGAGCAAGCGTCGTAGCGTTCACCGTATTGGCATTCGGGAGCGTAGCCGTACCAGCGGTCGCTGTTGTTGTAGATACGTCAGAGTTAGCGTAAATGATGCACTTGTACGGATCAGACGACAGTCCGGTGATGAAGTCTCCGAAGAAGTATGTTGTGATAGATGTGTCCGTGGCGCCGCATCCGAAATTCGAGAAGAAACGGATGTAGAAGAAGCTGTCTGTCGCGATGATCGTCCACGGAATCGTGATGCTTGAAGCTGGAGAAGCAATCGAGTTAGCTCCACATGCCCACGCCCAATAAAATGAAACGGAAGATGACTCCGGGGCCTGACCCAAGGTTGGGAAAAGGTTGGTACCGGTGTCGACGTTTGACATCGTTTCATAACCACGCACGCGCAAGAAGCGTCGTCCGATAGAAATCGTACCAGCTGACACGACGTTCAGCTGAGCTGTGCCGTATGGCTGTCCAAGAGCACCAGACAGGCCGCCGGCATCAATTCGAATGTAGAACTGAGAACCTGATCCCTGACGCAGCGCCATTCGTGGGTTGGTGCCGCTGGTTGAAGAGTCATACGCCATGGTCCAACCGGCAGCCGTTTTCGAGCCGTATGCTGTACCTGTGCCAACAAGACAGGTCTTGATGACATTGAGCACCTGCTGGTAGGTGGCGATGACCTGGGAGCCTGTTGGAATCGTGAGCTGTGGGGCGCCAGAGTCGCCAGAATCGTATACGATAGGTGTGGCCATGATTTCTTCTCAGTTAGATCAGGTTGTATTTAGAGTCAGTTGAGGGCCGTGTCAGGGTAGGCGCCTGGAACCATCGGACCGTATGCCCTGTATCTCACAGTTGGATCCGAGCCAGAAAGGAACATCAGATCGTATTTGTCGTAATTCGGGACATCGATTTCGAACTTGCCCGTAACTGGATCGGAAACTCCGGTAGTCACCAAGGATCCATCGAAGTGACGATAGACTCTGATGTTCGCAGCAACAGGATTTGTCTGCAGGGTCACACCACCAAAGAGACGGTACGCCATCGAATAAGTGTAGCGCATCTGGATCTCGTATGGCTGGAGGGCCGAATACTGAACAGCCACTTTGGAGATAGATCCCGTCAGGTGCAACTTCTCTGGGAGCATACCCATGATGTACATGGAGCGAGCAAATCCGGTGTTGGCCGTCTGTGTCACAGCAACTGTTCCAGACTGTGCCTGCATCAAACCATCGACCCAGAGTTCCAAAAACGTTCCGCGCCTGATGCATGCGACATGATGCCAGAGGCCATCATTCCATGTGTATCCCGGCGGTGTACTGATGCCCAGGTCCTGCCTGATATTGAATTGGAATGCGCCTGGAGTCGCTTGGTCATTGGCCCAGTTCATCTGGAGGACTGGTCCGTCGAACGGGTAGTTGTCATTCTGCGGGAGCGCGAATACGACGCCTCTGTCGCCTGTACCGCAATTGATCCAACAGTCAACCGTGAAGTCCGCCGTGAAGATTGGGAACTGCGCCGCCGCTGGATTGGCGCAGAGTTCACCCATGCCGCCGTTAGTGAAGAAGGTGGCAAAGGCAGCAGGAATCTTCGGACCCGTGACTCGTCGATGGACCAGAGACGAACCACCGTAGAGTGTTCCGTTTCCGGTGTTGCCAAGGCCTTGATTGATGACTGTATAGTTGCCCGCGATTTCTGCGTCTTCCATCGGGAAGTATGCTTGCGGAACACGAGCCGCCACCACGCGATCATACGGTCGCGTCTTCTTGAACAACGACGCGACCTGCAATTCTGTCAGACCGTAATCAAAGATCGCGATCTGGTCAAACAGAGTTGGCGCGGTGCATCGATCCGAGAAGTTGTAGAGCGGGTCACCAGAGATTGGAGTCGTCGGAGCGCCGGCAATGAACCAAGAAGCAGGTGTTGCAGTGTTTGGGTATGTGAAGGTGTAGTTGTAAGTGTTCTGGAACGCGCGAACGCTGTTGATGTACAGAGTCGACGTTGCCTTGTAGATGTTCGGGGCCGTCTGGATGACGTTCCAGACATAGACCAGGTGCTTCTGATCGTTCAAGAACGGAGCATAAGTCACAGGCATCGTGACATCAGTCTGCGTGCCATTCGGATCAATGACCCTGATGCGCTGGTCGTTCGATCCATTGACGGGGATGTTGTCAATGAACCCCATGATCAGAGCAGGGCCCTTTGAAATGATTGGGCGGAACAGAGCTGTGTTGTTATTTCCAGATAGCGGCCATCCTAGTTCAGGGTGTGCACGGAAGACAGCTTCAGTCGCAGTCTTCTCCACGAACATCGAAACCGTGAACGAACCGAAGTTGTTGAAATTGAAATCTGAACTGTTTGGAATTTCAACGTAGGCCTTCGGGAACGGGTCACCAAGATTGAAGAATCCTGCTTGCCCGAAAATGCATGAATAGACGCCACCCAATTCAATCTCAACCAGAGAGGTCTGGCCCATCGAGTAGCCAAGCACATCTCCCTGCATGACTCCGACGTTGGCGTGGCCTGATTCATCAATCAGCACCGGAGGTGAACCAGTCAAGACTCCGGAGAATGGATCGAATGCATCTCCGTCGAAGGTGATGAAACACTTCGGCTTGAGATTCATGATCGCGTTCTTGTATGCACTCATCAGTTGTTACCTTGGCCGTCGGAGCCTGGATTGAAGTATCCGCTGTCCAGGAACCGTCTGTATGGAAGCGTGTCTGGATACGTGGTTGGAATCAGAGGCCCGAATGCTCTTGCATGAGGTGTCGGGAAATCTGGATCGATAGCAAAGACATCATACTGTGTAGAAACGGTTGGATTGAACTCGAAATCAGCCACCAGTGGATCTGTGATGATTCTGTCTACCAACTCTCCGTCTGTGTGATTCAGGAGCCTGACATCTGAAGGTTCCGCAGAACCCGATTCCACGGTGTTGCCTCTGATCCTATACTTCACGTTGTAGTAGTAGTGATATTTAACCTGGGCTCCCGACAGTGCATACGCATAGAGTGCGAAGTTGGAGAGGTATCCCTGGAACGGAATCAATCCATCAGCTTGGTTGCCCAAATGCATCTGGGAGTAGGTCTTGGCCGTGGAGTTGTTGATCGTGATGTTGTAGAGGGCTCCCTGCTTCTGTCCATCCACCCACATCTCCAGCGAATTCTTCTTCCTAATCAAGACGACATGATGCCAGTTGCCATCCGTGACTGAAGTTCCGATCCTGGTGCAAATGTAGGTCGTGGCATCGATGTTGAATTGCAGTGCCCCAACCAGCGGGACATCCTGACGCCAGTTCACCTGCAGTGTCGCGCCTCCGTAGTACGGATAGTCGACAGCAGACCATGCGAACACAACACCTCTATCAGTCGTGGTTGAATCGAGTTTGATCCAGGTCTCGATCGTGAAGTCACGAGTCGAAAGAGCAGACGAAGAAGGTGCAATCAATGCACCGCCGAAGAACTTGACGGCTCCTGCGTGTTGGATGTTGGCTGGTCCCTCGAATCCAGCTTGGGCTGAACCCGACAGGTCCCAGTTCCAAAATGCAACATCAGGATCTGTTGTATTCGGATCCGTGTAGCGCTTGATGTCAACCGCGCTAGAAGGTTCGTCCATCGGGAGATAGACGATTGGTTCGAGGCGAAGTACAGAATCTCTGTAGGTACGAGTCTTCATCCACAGGTAGTAGATCTGTGGCTTGTTCAATGCGTAATCAAAGATCGCCAACTGATCGATGTATTGAGGGGTGGTTGCTCTGTCTGGGAATTCAAGCGGAGCATTCAAGGTTCCGTACGTGCTGACACGCGACGTCGGCGTCTCCAGGTTGGCGACGTATGGAATGTCGTTCTGTGTGTACGTGTAAGGGAATCCGCCGATGTAGAATTTGGCGTTCTTGATGTTGTGCAAGATCTGGGAGGATAGAGCATTCTCCACTTTGTGAGAAAACATCATCTCACCATCGACAAACACGGAGAACTGTCCCTTCTTACCGGTATTGTCTGCCTTCCAAGTGATGGCTATCATCTTGGCATCTTTGGTATAGTTGATAGGCCCGTTCCACTCGTAGTCGCCTTGCGTATTAGGCATGTTGGCGTCGATTGCAGCAGAGTCGCCTCCTGGATTCTTGTTTGAACCACCCAGACTGACCCACTTGTCGAAGATGCCCGTGCCAGGTGCGAATGTTACACAGAGGTGGCGGAAGGTGTTGGCGAACTCAGCCTCGATGTAATGCAGGTACAGAATGCCCTCCCACGCGAAAATCGGTCGGAAGATCGTATCTGCTCCAGGTGGGAAGTAGGTCCGCAGGCCACCAGCTTCAGATTCACGCTTGTCTTTTTGCAGGTGGAACAGCAAGGTGAACGACCCTGGTTGCTTGGAGCCGTCATTCTTCTCGAACTTCGCAATCGTAGATGGGAGAGTGATGAACGCTTTCGGATACGCGGCGTATGGGAAGTGAACCTGATCCAGGTTGCCCCACGGATTGAATCCACGCCAGCCGAAGCAGAATGAAGTTTGAGGATACTGCTCACGCTGGATCAGTGAAATCATTCCAGCAGCGTAACCGAAGGACTGTCCGCCTCCTTGATCGTCAACCAAGTGGATTTCGCCCGTGTTTCCGTTGCCAGAATCATCGGTCACGAAAGGAGAGATCAGTTCTCTGGACACCGGATCAAACGCGGTGTCGTTATCGAACGTGTAGAATGCCCGGGGACCGAGGGCAAGGACGGAGTCCCTGTAACCTGCCGTCATCAAATACTCAAGCCATTGCGACTTGAGTATTTACCGGCTCAGATCGTGCTAGCGATTAAGAGTAGAAGGTCCGCTTGCACTTGTCACAGTGATACTCATGCAAGCAGTCCCTGTAGATCCAGGTGACGCGGTGGAAGGAGTCGTGGGCGATCCTACACCAGATGTTCTTGAGCAGAGTCATGACGGGAAGTAGTACTTCATGAGAGCGTCCTTGTCAATTCCGCGGACGCTGTTCCAGGTTGAGAACCACGGCATGCGCTTGTCAAATTGGATCAGCGGTTCGCCGCCAACAAGGTCCAGGGCAATGAATCGAGCCGGCTTCCACTCGCCGCTTTCATCCTTCGCCTCGCATGGCGTGCCGCGCCACGGATCTCTGGCGCTCGTGGGGATCGGTTGCTTCCCCTGCTCGAGATGCATTTGGCGAATGTAGCACTCGTTCTGCATCCCGTAGGATACCCGGATGCCATCAACAGGCGTGTTGCTGATGACGATCACGGGATACTCTGACGCAACACCCGATTTGTTCAGGTGTTGCGTGATTGCGTCGCTGTCGACGATCATGGAGGCCTCAGTTGGAGCAGTAGAGATCCAGCCAGCTCTCGTTGTTCGGTGCGAAATGGAACATCGAGTCGCAGTTGTACTGGAAGTAGTGGTTGCTGTCGTCGGCATTGAGCGAAACTGCCCAGATGCCTTCCGTCAGGTCGCCACCCTTGGCAGCCCTGCCGATGAACGACGGCGCGAAGGAGGCTTCGGTTCCGTAGGACGTGACGTCCATTTCGACACCGCCGCCGTTCTTGTTCCCGTAGTGGGAACCGTTGATGTTCAGCTGCTGGAACGTGCCACCGATGGTTTCGGTGAGGCCCGGATGGTAGATCGTGAGCGTGTCGGCGTGGGCCATGGAAGCCAGGCTGAGTGCCGCGATGAGTGCAAAGCGTTTCATGAACGAACTCCTCGTTTGATGGGTTGGTCTTGCACCACCATTATATTGGAAACACTTTCAAAAGTCAAGCATTTATTGCTTGGAAACGCAATCCGCCACGATCTTTTCCCAGGCGGTCCAGTCCTCGGGACTGAACACGTTGTCGGCGAACAACGCCTGGAACGAATCGTCTGAGACCTTCTCGCATTTCTGGGCCGCGGTGGCAGCCTGAGCCTGTGATAACTGGTTGCCATGCGAATCATGGAACATCAGGTAGCCGAGGCCACCGCCGACCAAGAACGGCGTCCAGAAACTCGAACGGTGTTGGCCGTAGTAGTCCCAACCGTAATACGGCATCGGCTGATAGTAGGGACGATAGTAGCCATGGTCCCAATACGAAGGCGCCGGCCGCGTGGCATAGACCGTCTTGTAGACGACCCTCGGTTGTGACGTCGTGGTACTGCGACTGAACCAGCTTCTCGATGTCGAAGGCGCAGGTGTGCTGTTCGGCATGCTACGAGACGGAGCAGGACTCGAGTTCTGTCTCGAAGTCGTATACGACGGCGTCGATCGAGAGGGACTCGAATACGAAGGCGTTGATCTCGACGGCGAACTGTAGGAACGAGATGACGAGTACGAACTCGATCTCGATGTGGAGTATCCGCTGCCACCCTTGGCCTCAGCCAATGTGACGGCAAACGCGAGAAGGAATGGGAGGATGAAGCGCTTCATGACAACTCCAGTTAAAGGGTTTCGTGATAAGGCCAAGGACGGAGAATGTTGAGCAACTCGAGGGCCTTGACCTGATCCTCAGTTGGCTTGCCGTGTTTGTTTTCTTCGAACCAGGAATGCGAGCCACCGCCGACTTCATAAGAGGTCGTGATCACACCCTTCTTGAGGAATGAGCCTCTTGGGAGTTTGAAGCGCTCCCGAATGTACTTGAAGACGATCTCGAGCTGTTCCTGTTCGGAAATCTCGACTTCGACGACCTTCTTTTCGAGTGCCTTGATCCTCATTTGCCCTCCATGTGGTCGAGCAGATGATCCAGGTAGGCAGTACCAGTTCCGAAGGCAGGCCCGATAAGACGGTTGATGACCTCCGCCTCGTCGTCGCTGATCTCGGTGAATTTGAACGACGCGAAGTTGCCGAGGAAATCAGATTCAGACACCGTGAGGAACTCATTCGTCCCGAAGTAGACTTCCTCGTCTTCACACTCATGCGCCGCTCGAGCGAAGTCAGCCTGGCAGGTGGCTGCGTCAACACCGTCGACGATGTAGAAGAACTTGCAGTCGAATTCGTCAGCGTAATCGACAGACGCAGTGATCAGGATCTTCACGCAGCCTCCTGCGCGTCTTCTTCGTCATCGCCGAGTTCGCAGTTCTCGAGAACATCCTTCCACTCCTCAGGGAACGAGCAGTTGTGCGCTTCGTAGAACAAGGGCGCCATCTGTTCGATCTTGAGGCCCGCGAGACCGCAGCCTACCTGCGTGACCCAGAACTTCATGTTCGGGTTGTCATGGGTGAATTTCACGAATTCGCACACCGACTTGATGATCTCTTCCATGTGGCGAGTTTCGATGAACTCGTTCTTGGTCGGGATCGCGTACGAGCGGCCGTAAAGACCAACGCCGTGCTTGATCTTGGCGCCGTAGTAATCAAGTGCAGCCTTGGCGGCACCAGCGCCGTGATAGCCAGCGAGATTGGAACCGAAGACGAAGATGTAGCCTTCCGG